ACGTTGAGCTGCGAAGGCCAGTCGGACACGCAAATCGCGACGTAGAGTTCATCGAGTGGAAGAACTGGGCTGTTGCGAAGGTAAACGAACAGAAGGCTCAAGAAGTGACGTTAGGCTGGTCCTGCGAGCATTGGGGCCAATGGATGATCGAGAACCTGGACGCGACCGTGGCGATCGTTTCTGAGGACGGGGAGAACGGCGCGATCGTGGAAAAGGATGGTGGCAAATGGACAGCCGGATTTTAGTTGTTTCGTACTTGGCGATGGCGGTCTGTGCGAATGGACTGGTGGGATATTTCGGGCCGGTGGTCTTGCCTTTGACCGCTTTGGCGATGATCCCGTTCGAGCTGACTTTGCGTGACGTTTTGCATGAGCGATGGAATGGATCGTTTGGCAGGCTCTCGGCGCTGGTGGTCGCTGGATCGGCCGTATCGTGGATGGTCGCTCCGCTTGCGGTCTGTGTTGCGAGTGCTTCGGCGTTCTTTTTCAGCGGGTTGTCGGACTGGCTGGTGTACCTTTCCATGGCAGGACAGCAAAAGAATCGCAAGATGATCGCAAGCAATTCGGCATCTGCGATTGTGGACTCACTTGCTTTTCAGTTGATTGCGTTCGGTGTAATCTCTTTGGACGTTCTGTTTTGGCAATGCGGATTCAAGATCGTCGGCGGGATGGTTTGCGTTGCGGTGTTGGCTTGGATATCATCGAGAGGAAAAAACGATGCTGACTTGTACTAGACGAATCCAGTTCTGTGCCGGACACCGGGTACACGGCCACGAAACCAAATGCAAGAATCTCCACGGCCACAACTATGTCGCTTTGTTCGAGGCGCAAGGGGACTTGGATTCAATCGGTCGAGTGATTGATTTTTCCGTCCTCAAAGAGAAGCTCGGAGGATGGATCGATCAACACTGGGATCACGGATTCATTCTGTACAGTTACGATTTCGATGCAATCAATGCGGTTTCTGCACTTCCAGGAACCAAGATGCACTTGATGCCAAGCAATCCGACGGCTGAGAACATGGCAGAATTCCTGCTCAAGTTCATCGGTCCAGAATGCTTGGCTGGAACGGGAGTGAAGTTGATTTCAGTCACACTTTGGGAAACAGAAAATTGCTATGCAAAAGCAGTATTGGATTAACGAGATTTACCTGAGTATCCAAGGGGAGGGCATTCGGACCGGAGAGCCTTCGATCTTCATGCGGTTTACTGGCTGCAATATGCGCTGCGATATTCATGCGAACGACAAGTCGCCTGGGGGGTTCGCTTGCGATACCGAGTTCGAAAGCGGCCGAAAGATGACCGCCGATCAAATGCTCGACGAGCTGAAAACGATCAAGGGTGATTGCGTTTGGATCGTTATGACTGGAGGCGAGCCTGGACTGCAAGTGGACAAAGACCTTCTGCTCAAGCTCAGCGAGTCTGGTTTCAAGCTGGCGGTTGAAACGAACGGCTCGGTGGCATTGCCTGCTGGGTTCGACTGGATCACAGTTAGTCCCAAGGTGGCCGAACATGCAATCAAGCAGCTAACCGCAAACGAGGTAAAATACGTTCGCGGATACGGTCAGGCTTTGCCGAAAACGGTAGTCCAGGCCGAGCACTATTTGATCTCGCCAGCGTTTAGCGGATTGGAGACAGACGCTCGAACAATGGCTTGGTGCGAACAGTTGGTTTCGGAAAGCGATACTTGGAAGCTATCGCTGCAAACCCACAAGATGAACAACTGGAGGTGAAAATGAATTCGATCGATGCGGCTAAAATCCCATGCGCTGAGAACGCGGTTCGAGACCTGCTTAGCTCAATCGGAGAGGATCCAAACCGAGAGGGTTTGCTGGACACTCCGAAGCGTTACGCGAAGGCGTTGCGTGAAATGACCGTGGGGTACCAAATGGACCCAAGCAAGATACTCGAGCGTGTGTTCTCCGAGGACTGCGATCAGGTGATTGTCTTGAAGGGAATCCAGTTCACTTCGATGTGCGAGCATCATCTACTGCCGTTCGTAGGGATTGCCGATGTGGCATACCTTCCTGGTGGCTCGCGTGGAGTGGTTGGGCTTTCCAAGCTGGCAAGGCTGGTGGAGTGCTTCGCAAGGCGGCTTCAAATCCAGGAGCGAATGACAAAACAAATCGCTGAGGCCCTGGTCGAGAACTTAGACCCAAGAGGTGTCGCGGTGATCGTTAAGGCAAAGCATTCCTGCATGAGCTGCCGAGGTGTCTTGCAGCACGATAGCGAAATGATTACCTCGAGTATGCTTGGAATGTTTCGCGACAATGCCGAGGCGAGAGCAGAACTACTGCTTTTGCTGAAATAATGAGCCGCCGTAAAAGCGGCGCGGAACGTCGAGCGATCCGCAATAGAAACAAAAGAGCTAGGTCAGGGGCGGTGGTTGGTGAACACTGTCCCGGTCTGCCTCGCGTTGGAGACGAGAAGCCGAACACGGATCAATCCGTATCGGTGAATCAAGCGTCGCTTCACCAAGACGATGCGCCCAACGAGTTGCAACAACAAGAACTGCTCTCTCCGTGGTGGCGTGAGCTAAGCCCTGAAAACATCGCGAAGGCAAATGCGATGGGGATGGGGGGTGCTGCAAAGTCGATGATGGACCGCCGGCTGGAGTTGCGAGCAGTATCGGAAAACTGGCCGATCAGTCGAGACGTTCGGGAACGAATCGTTTACGAGTCGATGATGGTACTGCTGGACCCGAAAGCAGACCCAAGGCTGAAACAACGGGAGCGATGGATGCTTCATAAAATGTCCGAGGCGAACAATAAGCCGAAGGATCTGCCGGTTCAAGTCCAGGCCGGAACCAGCATCACGGTCAATCAAATCCTGGCAATGATCGACAGCGGAACAGACGATCTGGATATGAGGGACCGGAAGGTACTACCGGGAGCCGTGGATGACTACGCTTGAACGAGGCGAATGGGTATCGCCAGCCGACGTTCGCAAAGTGTACGAGGACGCTCAGGCGATGCGGTCCCCGTTGCTGATGGCCGAACACTTCTCGAACGACTGGAAGCGTGCTCGGCATCTGGCGGTGATCGACTTCGAGTTCCGCAATCTTTTGAACGATCCGAATTTAGACTGCTTGATCGTGAAGTGTCCGGTTCGGCATGGGAAGTCGCAGTATCTAGCGCGTTGGGCTCCGGCTTGGTATCTGCTGCGGAATCCGTACTCGCGCGTAATGATCTGCACCAACACGGCAACGCTAGCGTCATCGCACTCGCGGTGGGTTCGGGACAAGGTGCATGAGCTTGCACCGATGATGGGGCTCCCTGGAGTGGACCCTAAGCACTCGGCGGTTCGAGAGTGGCAATTGGAAAAGTATCACGGCGGCTGTCTGGCTGCGGGTGTTGGGACTTCGATCGTTGGGTTCGGTGCAAACGTGCTGATTATCGACGACTACTTGAAGGATGCCAAAAGTGCGTACTCGCAGAAGATCCGGGACGACCAGTGGGATTGGTTCGTATCGACTAGCTCGACCCGTCTTGAGCCTGGGGGCAAGGTGGTTCTGCTGTGTACTCAGTGGCATGAGGACGACCTGATCGGACGGATCGAGAAGCGGAAGGACGAGCTGGAAATCCGGGTGCGCTCAATCACGCTCCAAGCTCTGCGGGAGGGCGACGAAGTGAAGGATCCTCTCGGGAGGGCCGAGGGCGAGGCTCTTTGGCCGGAACGCTGGCCGGAAGAAGTCATGCTGCGTCGCAAGCGGCAGGCCGGTCACTGGTGGTCCTCGATCTACCAGGGCAGTCCGAAGGGCTCGAGCATGAGTTCCTGGCCAGATGCGTACTTCCAAAATGTCTGGGCTGAGGACGACGAGTTTCCGGACCCTCGGGAGTGCTACCTGTCGGCTGCGTTCTTGGACCCCTCGAAGGGCAAGAACTCGCGGAAGGGTGACTACCAAGCGATGATCTGGATCGGCTTCCGAAACGGTCTGTTTTACGTCGACTCGAATATCGACCGGATGCCGGTCCCGAAAATGGTTCGGACCTACGTCGAGTGGAATCGGGAGCGAAAAACCGCGTTCGTCGGAATCGAGGCTAATGCTTGGCAAGACCTGCTGGCCGACGATTATTGGGACGTTTGCCAAGAGATCGGGTACAACGCGGACCCACCAATCCTGGTCAATCAGACCGTGAATAAAGTGGTGCGCGTGGAGCGTCTGGGGAAGTGGTTCGAGAAGCGATTGATCCGGTTCAGGCGTTCATCGTCGAATGAAATGCTGCTGGACCAACTACGGACGTTTCCCTACGGGCTATACGATGACGGGCGGGACTGCTTGGAGGCTGCAATGGCGCTTTTGTGTCGCTCGGTGGACGCTCTGCATGGGATGCACGAAGTGACCGAAACTGAAATCTAGTTTGGTTTTTGGGCTTGGTGGCGTTGTATCTGCGAACGATTGTTTTTCCATTCATCGCAGAGGTTTTTCATGGCGTGGGAGTTTACAGATACGGCCGGTCAGTTCCGATCGGTCGGCGGCAACGAGTTGCAGCGGTTGATAAACGACGGGTTGATTACCAAGGAAACAAGGCTGAATTCGACTCTCAGCGGCAAAAGTGCTTATGCAAAGCTAGTAACAGGTCTGCGCTGGCCGGATAAAGACGAGCAAGAGCACATCGAACGCTTGCTCGACGGGTTTCCGTTATTTTCAGAAGAACCTCCACCAGCAAATGACTGGCCGAAAGAGCCACCGCAAACCGCGACGCCTGTAAACGTTTCCAGGGACGAGCCAACCGGGATCTTCGACCTGGGGTTCCGGTCGGCATTGACCCCGGCGTTGGTTTCGGCTCTGTGGGGTACTTGGTTGACGGTCGGCGCTTGCGGGGTTGCTCTGATGGCCGTCGGCATGGGGCTGCGTACTCGATCGGGCGGTTCGGTCCCTCAGATGATCGCTACGGTCGCGGCTTACGCTGTGGCGTATCTGCTGGCCTCGGTCGTGGTGCGGATCGTGCTGGAGTGCGCTGTGGTGTTGTTTCGGATCGCGGATTATCTCAAGAGGATGAAGTAGCGATGAGCGATGAGCGAAATGCCCTGAATGCACAGAGGGCTGAGGACGTGAAACGAATCAGGGAAGCGTACCTGGAAGCCGAACGTGCGGTTGCCAAGGTCGGTACGTTGCTTCGCACTACGTTGGCAGGCGAGTATATGTGGGCGACCCGTCACCGGACTGCGATAAGCGGAATTAAGGCGACGCTGAGTATCATGCGATGGGACGTCCCAGACTATCGAGGGAAAGAGCAGGATTCATGAGCGACGAAATCCCAGTCGAGTTCGTCGGTGGTCCGTTTGACGGTAAGCAGTTGTGGGTTCCCTCTTTGGAGGGTGATTTGAAAGTGCAGGAGTTGGACCTGCACTCCGAATCAAATTCACAGTCCGGCAAGGTGGCCTACATCGAGCACTCGTATCGGCTGCGCAAGGTCGAGGGTATCCTGGTAAGGCTATCGAACGGCTGGCACGCAATGGACCACCAGACACCGAACCAGGAGCAAAGGGGATGATCGACAAGAAAATGATCCGGTCGAGGATCGAGGAACTAGAGAGGGTTGCTGGCTGCGACCTGTCGAACGCTGACCTAGATCGGCTCGAAGGCTGGTTCTGGGATGGCTACAAAACGGCGATGCCAGCGTGGGCGTTCCACCAAATCGGTAACGACACGGCCGAGAAGCGGAGCTACAAGCTCGGGCAGATGACCCGTCGGATCCAACTCCAACGGACCCTGTGTGTTGGGCGTTCCAGGGTGCAAAAAAAGTAGGATTTTTTTCTGGCGTTTTTTCTGGTTTGCGTTTTCCCTGGTTTTTCGTTGGTCTGTCGCGTCGGGCGCTGTAAACGTTTACAAGATTTTGGAAAAACCCGCGCCCTGTTTTTCGGCGTTTCTGGCCTTGGATACTATGGGGGAGCAAGTCGCTCCCTTGAACGGAACCTGAAAGGATCAGACGAAAATGGCCAAGACCAAGACCGAAGTGAACGGAAACGTTTATCTGACTCACGAAAGCGGAGCAGTCCACCAGTACAGCGGAGCAAGGTTCCGTAAGCTGGTTGCGGCAGTTCGAGCCAACAACGCTGGCGGCATCCTGACTGACTTGGTTGCCAACGGCTACGAATCGTTTCTTGGTGCAGATGCCGAGCAATGGCCGATTGATTCGCTACCCGATTACATCCTTGCACGCTAACTTACTGACGCAAACCACTAACCGGAGACGATACGATGCAAGACACGCAGACAAGCGACGAACCACAACCGCAAAGCGGACTGACGACCAAGGAAGCCGATTCTTCGATGGT